ATGTCCGTAATGTGCGCGGCATGGCACGAACAATTTTGTTTGACGCTGTGGAGAAAGCATCTTTTGCTTCACGCTCTGAGGCAGGTCGCTATGCCGCCAACCAGCGTTGGAAGGGTCATACGAAAGGTGGTGGGCGGAGAGGGCTATCCGCGGCTGAAGCAGAAGAATCTGATTTGAAGCCTTACGCGGACCCAAAAGTGGCGGATGCTCGTGGTGGTTTGCAAATGCAGGCTCAGGCGCAGGACCCACCAGACGGAAGAGAAGCCGCCAAACGGCGTTGGGCGGAGGGACAGGCGCGTGGGGAAAAGCAGATCACTAGCCCTGAAGAGGCACAGATCGTTGTCGAGACTTTGAACACCAATACGGCGACCCGTTACGCGAAATTACGCGACGAAGGCAAAACCCATTCACAGGCTTACATGCAGGCGAAGTCGGAATCCGCGAAGGGTCTCCTTGACAAGAAAGGCAAAGTGAACGAACTGGCACAGGATCAAGGGTTGAAGGCGCGTCAGGCGGCTAACGCGGCGGCGGCTAACGCGGCTCGTGGTGCGCCACAGATGGCGGCGGCTGGTGCGCCACCACCCCCACCTCCGCCAAGCGGGGGCGGTGTTTCAGGCAAAGTGCTTGCCGACAAAATGCGGGGCAACCCTAGTTTGGCGGTTTTTGCCGACAAGGTTGCACAGATGCCTAAAATTACTGAGCAACAGTTGGAAGACATGGTTCCCGACTATGTAGAAGGGAAACAACTCGGAGAAGTGTTTCGCAGAGCGCAAGGTCAGGAAGCCGCCAATTCGCGTTGGAAGGTGGGTGACAAGCCGACCATCGATTCTAAGGGCAACGCTTCACCACCGTTCCTAGACACCACCGACATTGACCCTGAAGGCAAGTTGGATAAGCCATCTGGCGGCAAGGTTCCCCTCGCGTCTCCCCCGTCCGCGAAACAGTTGCTAGACCTTGAGGAGCGGGCAACCTCCAAATATGAGCGTCAAGGTATGACGACGAGTGATGCGCAGGGCGCGGCGAGTGCCGATTCGAAACGCAATTACGGCGCGACCGCAGGCGAACTGTTAGAGCAGATGGATCGGGGTGAAGCGAGGAGAATGTTGGCTGACCGCGAAAAGGGCATGTCGGCTGACCGCAAAGCGGAACTTGGCGCCAAGTTCCCGAAAGCGGGCATGGTGGTTGATATTCCGTCTAAGCCACGCACCGCAGAAGAAAGCGCCCGCATCCAAGCCAATTTTGAAATTGCTAGAGCGGCATCGAAGAAAAAGAAAAAGGGCTGACCAGTTGAAAGCGTTTAATGGATGAGCAGGTTTTGCCCGCGGTGATTGAGGCGTGGGTGAAGCAGTTGCTTGATCCTGTGTTTGTGGACATGATGCGTTCTCAGCCGTATGAGCGGGTTGATGTTCGGTTGTCGGCGTCTAAGGGGCGGGTGTCGAGGTTGCCGCAGATTATTTTGAACGGTGGTCAGCAAGAGTTGGTTGACGCAATTTAACTTTTTGTAAAAGTTTTGACCCTTATGTTTATTGGGTCTATTTTCTCAAAACCCCGCAAATCCTTGTTTTATAAGGCTTTTACGAAAATCGCGTAGGGTGGTTGTGGTATACTTAACTTGTGAGAGAGACCACCAACCAAAAAGGAGGGGACATGACCACACCACTTATGAGAGTGATCGAGGCGATTGAAACCCACGGACAGCCCGCATGGATCGCCTATGCGTCTAGGGCAGACCGAGACCAGATTCCGAAAGGGGCGTGGACACAACTCCTCGCAGGCGCGAAGACCAGTCCAGCGTTCATCAAGCGAGCCGACAAGTACGAGGCGATCTTCGAGTTCATCGCCGACAAACTCTTCGAGGAAGTGACACCGAAGCAGGTCGGTGACGCCGTTGAGATGGGGGCGTCCACTGTTCGCAAGTTCATGGAGGAGCGACCTGACCTGTTCCGCCCGATGCGACGGGGCGTGTACGAGGTTCGTGATGAGCGGGCTGATCGCAAGGCGGATCGGGGATAATCCTTGACGCCACGACTAAAGTAGGGTACAGTTCAGGTATGGGAGGAGACACCATGACAGAGCAAGTGTTCGAGCAGGAAGTAATCACCGCGTTCGCGTGGCGGGAGGAAGAGATTCAAGCCACCTTTGCCAAGATCGCCAAGATCGCCCGCCGCCTCAAGGTTGAGCCGCCCACCATGCGCGTTGTCAAGCGATACAGCAAGCCGTTCCGTCCACTCGTCGGCGACAAGTACGAGGTGGGTGCGATTGATTATGTGATTGACGGCAAGGCACCAAAGTTGGAAGGCGATTGGGATGTCATCGCCGCCATCGACTTCATGGGCGAAGCAGGAAACATTGTGCGGGTCAGCCCACGATTCCCCGAAGAGATAAACGGTCTCAACAGCATCGACTCCTACTGCGAACATTGCAACACGCGCCGAACCCGCAAAAAGACGGTGCTACTTCAAAACAAGGATGGTGTCCGCAAGTTGGTTGGCACAACCTGCATCAAAGATTTCGTCGGTCACAACATTCCCGCCGTTTGGGATATTTGGGAACAACTAGAACAATTCGAGAACGACGATTTCATCGGCAGTCCGAAGTGGGAGGGCAATCCTGTTGCGTTGGTTCTTGCCGTAGCGTTCAGGGCGGTGGGGCTGTTCGGATTCGTGAAAAGCGACAACGCCAATTCCACAAAAGATCGTGTCGGCGATTACTTCACCACCCGCGACGCCGCATACCGTAGGCAACTACAGCCCGAAGAAGTGGACGCGGTGGATGCGGCAGAAGCCCGCGAATGGATCATCAACCTTGACCCTGACGGTGACACCTATCTCGCCAACTTGAAAACGGCGGTGCTTGCCGAGTCCACGATAAAGCACATCGGTTTGATTGTCTCGCTTGTCCCCGCGTGGGAGCGGGCGATGGACAGGCAACGCAACCAAGTGATACGCACAGACGCGGAGGATGCAGTGGAGCAAGCCCCCGTCGTTGAGGGTAGGGGAGTCATTGAGGGCGTGGTGCTTGCCGCCTATTTGAAGCCCGCCGATTATTATGATGCCCGTTGGGTGATGACAGTTTTGGATGATAGGGGTTTCAAAGTTTGGGGGAGCATCCCATCGGGGATCAATCCGAATGTTGGTGACAGGGTTCGTTTCACTGCTACGGTGGAAGCAAGCGATGACAAGTTTTTCGGGTTCTTTAAGCGCCCCGTCAAAGCGGAAGTCGTTCAACTACAGAGAGTTGGGGTGTAATGGTTTGGATCGTCGGAGTGTTCGCAGTGTTGGCATCCATGTATGTTGTGACGCTTACACGAAGCCTTTTGGCTATGGGGTTTAACGCGGATGTTCCCGCGTGGGTGGGGTCAAATGAGGGCATCCTTGACGCCGAGTTTCTTCAAAGTTTAGTTGTCCACACCCTTGAAACCGCCGAGGCGGGGAACGAACTGGACGACGAAGAGTTTGAGGACTTAGTAGCCAATCTAGTTGTGTTAGCCGAAGACTATGCCATCGGGCAGGTTCGGCGCAGTAAAACTTCCCGCCGCTAAACCCCCGTCTACTACTTGCCAATGTAGAACTGTATCTACACTCGTCTTTGTCCAAGACCCGCGGGTTGAAACGCATCACCTGATGCGATGAAACCGTGGGCTTTTTTCAAGGTGAACATGAGCAACATTAAAAAACGCAAAATGGTCGCCATGAAAGTCTTGGAAACTAGCGGTGTGGATCACCCCGCCCACCTTGAAGAAGGTTGGATAGTGATGAAGAGCGCCAAATCTACGGAGGCAACTGTGAGCGAAGAAATCGGGATGGAACAAAGTCTGGAAGATGCGTACATCGAGCGAGTCGTCGAACTAGAGAAGGCGCTCACCGATTCGCAGGCGCAGATCGAAGCGATGGAAAAGGCACACGCCAAAGACGAAGACAAAGCCAAAGACGAAGACGAAGACGAAGATGAAGCCAAAGACGACGATTACGAAGACGACATGATGAAGTCTTTGCCAAAAGAAGTACGCGAACTGTTGGAGAAGGCACAGGGCGAAGCAACTCTCGTCCGCGAAGAACTCCGCAAAGAGCGCGAATCACGCCGCGACGAAGAGTTCGTAGCAAAAGCCGCCACATGGTCACACCTGACCGTCGATCCAAAAGAAGTTGGACCAGCCTTGCGCCGTCTAACAGACATTGATGCGAAGTTGGGCGAGCAGATCGAGAAGGCTCTTGTAGCCGCCAACGCCCAAGCCGAATCAGCCGCAATCTTCGAAGAGATTGGTCGCGGTTCACGCCCAGACGACGGGAACGCATACGCAACCGTACAGGCAATGGCAAAAACCGCTGTCACCAGCGGAGAGTTCAAAACGATGGAACAAGCAGTCACAGGTGTCATCGGAAAAAACCCAGAACTTTACGCGGCTTACCGCGCAGAGAATCACTAAGCACGGAGGAATAACAAATCATGGCATACGAAATCGCGGGTTACGCATTAAAGATCACTCTTCCAGCAGGCGAAGACCTGTCTGGTAGTCAGTATCTATTCGTCAAGGTGAACTCAGCAGGCAACGCCGTTCTTTGCGCCGCCGCCACAGACGCCCCTATCGGTGTACTGCAAAACAGTCCTACCAGCGGTCAAGAGGCTTCGGTCACGGTCATCGGCGGAACAAAAGTTGTCGCAAGCGCGTCAATCGCCGCAGGCATCAAAATCGGCACCAACAACGCTGGCAAGGCTGACGCCAAAATAGCGGGAACCGACACAACCGAGTACACCGTCGGACAGGTCATCCTCGCCTCTGGCGCTGATGCCGAGATTCTTACAGCCGTAATCAACTGCGCGTCGCCTAACCGCGCCGCCTAAGTAACACAGGAGCAACACAATGCCACAGCCAACAAGCACACAGGTTCATGTTGATGCGATCCTGACTAACATCAGCATCGCCTACTTTCAGCAGAACCAAAACTTCATCGCGACAAGGGTTTTCCCTGTTGTTCCTGTATCGAAGCAGAGCGACAAGTTTTTCACCTACACCAAGAATGACTGGTTCCGTGACGAGGCTCAGCGCCGCGCCGACGCAACAGAGTCAGCAGGTGGCGGCTACAACCTTGCAACCGACACCTATCAGGCTGATGTCTATGCGTTCCACAAGGACATTGGCGATCAGACTCGCGCAAACGCTGACGCTCCAATCAATGTGGATCGTGAAGCAACCGAGTTTGTGACAAGCCGTTTGATGCTGAAAATGGAGACACAGTTTGTCTCCGCCTTCTTCGGCGCAAGCATTTGGGGTACGGATGTAACCCCAAGCAACTTGTGGAGCGATTACACCGCTTCAGACCCAATCAGCGACATCGAGACGGGCAAGCGCACCATTCTTTCCACGACTGGTTACGAGCCAAACACGCTCGTTCTTGGTTACGATGTGTTCATCAAGTTGAAGAACCATCCTGATCTGATCGACCGCATCAAGTACACTTCGTCAAATGTTTTGACTGAAGATGTGATGGCGTCACTGTTCGGTGTGTCTCGTATTCTTGTCGCCAAGAGCGTCAAGGCAACAAACAACGAAGGCGCAGCACAGGCTTATGCGTTTAACTACGGCAAAAACGCCCTCCTCACCTATGCCGCTCCTTCGGCTGGTTTGCTACAGCCTTCAGGCGGATACATCATGTCTTGGACAGGTATCTCTGGCGGTTTGGGTCAAACGGTCGGCGTATCGCGTATGCGCATGGAGCAATTCAAAGCAGATCGCGTAGAAGCAGAAGTCGCCTTCGACATGAAAGTCATTGGCACAGACCTCGGTTACTTCTTCGCATCAGTTGTCGCCTAATCGTTAGGAGCATAAATCATGGCTAATCGTTTTACTAAAGGCAACGGTCTTTTCGGGTCACTCCGCACTAGCGGCGCCGCACGAGTGGCTGATTTCTCGGTCAACAGACCAGCGGCAGGTACGGTCGCCGATGGCGCGTCAATGGCTCTGTCGGTAAAAGATGTGAATGAAAAAACCATTATCGCGGTAACGCCAACTACGGCTCGCAACATTCAGTTCCCTACTGCGGCACTACTCATCGCGGCGGTTACTGGTTATGAGGTCGGCGACACTATCGAGTTCACCCTTATCAACTTAGCCGCCGCCAGCGACATGACTGCGACTGTCAACACTGGTTTGACTTTTGTTGGATCAGTTGCGGTGGTGGCGGCTTCAAGTGCTACTTGGGCTATTCGTATCGCATCTGCAACCACGGTAGTCTGCTACCGACAGTAACCTTCGGTCAAAGTGACCGTTGTGTCCAAGAACGGAAGGAAATTATGGCTTACAGAGTAATTAAACCGCTTCCACAGGCTGACGGTTCAAGTATCGCAACAGGCACCCTCGTCGATGCGTCTAACTGGCTTAATGTTCGGGCGCTTGTCAACACCCGTTACCTCGTAGAAGTTTTAGGGGCGACCGTTGACGCTATAGCGGTAGACCAGTTGCCTCAAACGATTAAATCGGCTACTGTCACGGAAGTTATCAAGAAGAAGGCGGTTATTTAGTGACAATCTCTAACTATGCGGAATTGGCTTTCCTAGACACTTTCAGGAATGTGTCACTCGCCGTTGCACAGCCCTACACAAAGTTGCATTTGGGCGACCCAGGTGAGGACGGCACGGCTAACGCGGCGGCTGAAACTACCCGCAAGTCCACTTCGTTTAGTGCGGCGTCGGCTGGCGCTATGGTCACTTCGGCTGTTGTGACTTGGACTAATGTTTCCAACACTGAGGTTTACACCCATTGGTCGTTGTGGGATGCGGCTACGGTTGGTAACTGTTTGTGGAGTGGTGCGTTCAGCGCGTCGGCTTCGGTGACTGCGGGGGACACTTTCCAGATGACCTCGTTGACTTTGACTTTGGAGTAAGCCGTGGCTTGGACCTATGCGGGTGATCCTGCCGCAAGCGCCCTTGCCAAAGTTCGGTTTTTGTGTGGGGATACTGATACAACGAATCAGCAAATCAATGACGCCGAGATAACATTTTTGTTGGCTGAATGGAATAATGATGCGTACACTTCTGCGGCGTTCGCGTGTGAGGCGATAGCAGGCAAGTATCAGAGCAAGAGCGACTATTCGCGGAGTGTTGGCGACCTTTCTATTTCGACACAGAATAATGCTTCGGCTAAAGGTTTTTTGGATAGGGCGGCTAGTTTGCGGGCTTCGGCTTTGCGGGCGGCGCCTCCTTCCCCTAATTGGGACGACGCGGGGTATCCGACTTCTTCGGAAATGTCTATTGGTATGGGTCGCAATGCTGGGGGTACGACGAGTGTTCCACCCGTCGCTAATTTCCCTGAATGACAATAGAGGCGTCCTTCCTTGAGTTGATGCCTTCGTCGGTTGATGTTAAGGCGGTAACTTCCACTGATGCGTATGGTTTGGTGACATATTCTGGGTCGGCGACAACCACTCGCTGTCGGATTATGCAAACTGGCAGGGTTGTCAAGTCGGCGGATAACCGTGATGTTTTCGAGGTTGGGACAGTCATTTTTTATGGCACCCCAACCGTCACGGTGAACTCTAAAATGACGCTCCCTGACGGGTCGGTGCCTCTAATTTTGTCTGTCCATGTGCATAACGATGAGGACGGGACGCACCATACAACGGTGTCGTTCGGTAACTGATATGGCTGTCAGACAGTTTGGCGTCCAAATGTTCGGGCTTGATGCGTTGCTCGAAATGGTTGAGGACACTTCCATTCAGTTGCCTGTGGTGATGGGGGAAAGTTTTTATAAAGAGGGGCAAGATATTTTGGCTGATTCCCGCGAGTTGGTACCGTTTTTGACGGGCGCCTTGTCTAGTTCTGGGCGTGTCCATGACCCTTACTATGTGGGGAACACGGTGGCTGTAGAGGTTACTTATGGCGGTTCATCTGGCGGCGGGGTGAATGTCAACTATGCGATCCCTCAGCACGAGAACGAAACCTTTGTTCATGCCGAGGGTAGGCAGGCGTTCTATTTGTTAGACCCGCTTCAGGAACATTTGCAGGGGATGGGTGTTCGGTTGTTGGCGAACGCTAGACATATCATTTCCCGCAACATTGCCCGACAAGTGCAAGAAGCCCAATCCGAAGAACGGGGCGGAGGGTAACACATGGCTATCTTGGATGCGTTGGCAATCCACCTTGCGGCAGAAGGTCAGGGGACGGTGGCGACAGACATTTTTCTTACCCGTACACCTGATACCCCTGACGCGGCTATCACTTTGTATGAATCCGCTGGTGTCGGACCTTCACAGGTTTTCGGGTCATCGGTCTATGCGATTGACCATCAGAGGATTCGGGTGGTTTGCCGTGCGGCACGGAACGATTACCCGTCCGCCAGAACAAAGGCAACCGCTGTCCGTAATGTGTTGGGTGCTGTCCGTGCTACAACCCTTTCAGGGGTTTCGATTCTTTCGATTCTGTCCACATCGGAGATTTATCCTGTGTCCCGCGACGGCGATGATCGTCCTCTTATCGGGTGTGATTTCACCGTATGGCTGGCGTAGACAACACCGAGATACCCGCTAACGCTTATGGCGGTGGGCTTTTAGAAGATAAAGAGCCTCGTTGTTGGCGGTGTAAGAAGATGCTCGCGATAACGGTGACCAGACCGTGGGTTATTATCTGTCATCGGTGTAAAGCAAAAAACGGGGCGTAGTCTTTGCCTTGACAGGCGATTTAGGGTAGGGTTTGGGGACGGTCAGATGAGCCTTGGGAAGGGCGAGTTGACAGGTTGAAAGAGAAAGCCCTGCGGGGTGACAAGTCCATCTTGTGAACACCTACATTCGGAGGTTAGCCGATGAAAAAGTTTTTTGTTGCCGCGTCTATAGCGGTTGTGTTGATTGTTGGTTTGGTTGTTGGAACGGTGAAATCGGTGGCTGTTGCCCCTGTGGTTGCTGTCGTTTCTGTTATCACTCCGTTGCCTGTCGTGACCGTAGCGCCTGTGGCTACGCCTGTTGCCCGCGTCTACAGGCATGGCGATGTGTCGTGGGTCGAGCCGTTGGCGCTCGCCGCGGGGTGGGAGCGGAGGCAGATACCGAGACTGTTACACATCATCCTCCGAGAAAGCGGCGGATGTCCTGACCGTATCGGCGGTTCGGTTGTCGATAAGAATTGCAAGTTCATCAGAATGTCCACGATGACTCATCCTTCGGATAGTGGACTTTTGCAGATCAATGGCGTCCATTGGAAGAAAGACCACGCCCAATATGCAGGGCTGATCTGTAAACGGATGGACATTTGCACCCAAGAACCTTTGCTTGATGCGTTCACCAATTTGAAGGCAGGCAGGTTGCTGTTCGATGTTGCAGGCTGGTCGCCTTGGTACATCCAACCCTCTAACTAAAGGGTCGTCTAGTAAGCCGTCGTGTCGGCGGAAGGTACTATCGGGACAGTTATTCGTGTCCTTGTGACCTCGGCATCGTCCATCCGTACCCTTGTGGTCAGGTCGGTATCGGGGTAGAGGGGCGCCCTATCAGGAGTTCAGATGCCGAAATATCTCGTAAAAGCAGGATTGGATTACCCGCCTAATCGTCGTGCTGAGGCAGGCGACATCGTGGATGACATCCCATCCAAGTCAATCAAATGGCTTCGGGATCAAGGTTTGATCGAGCCAGCCGATGCGTCCGCCAAGGCTGAAGTAGTCAGTGATGTTGAAATCGACGAGCCAGTAGCCGTAAAGCCTGCGCCCGTTTCTAAGGTCGTCTATGCGACTGTCTCGGAGGATGAGTAATGGCTTTCATTCACGGTAAATCTGCTGTCGTTTTGCACGGCGCTTTCGATCTGAGTTCATTTTTGAACACCGCCCAAGTGCAGTCCAGTGTCGCTACCGCTGACACGACCGCGTTCGGTGCTTCGGCGAAGGCATATATTGTGGGTCTTAAGGACGGGACTGTTTCGGCGTCAGGCATGTTTGACGGCTCCGCGTCAGCCGTGGACGAAACCCTTACAGCGTCTATCGGTTCGAATACTTTGTCGCCAGTAACTTTGGCTACGGCAGGAACGACTCTCGGCAATCGGGTCGCACTGTTGTTAGCCAAAACGACTTCATATCAGGTTTCGTCTCCTGTCGGCGATGTGGTTTCAGTTTCGTATGACGCTCAGGCTGACGGCGGAATCGACTACGGCGTTTCGTTAGCCGCTACCGCTTCGGTGAGTGCGACCACTACTGGTTCATCTTCAGACAACACGGTGTCCACCGCTAACGGCGGTATCGCCCAAATGCATGTCACGGTTAATACCCGCGATGTGTCATCCATTCTAAAAGTCCAACACTCAGCCGATAACTCGGTTTGGGTTGACTTGGCAACATTTACCACGGTAGCAACCACGGTAAAAACTTCGGAACGAGTAGCAGTCGCGGCTGGCGTCACCGTAAACCGATACCTACGGGCAGTGAACACACTGTCCGCGGGGACAGGCGCAATCACTTATCAAATATCGTTCTCACGGAGGTAAATCATGGCATTTGTACATGGAAAATCAGCAACATTCAAGTTACACGACGCTTCAGCGTCTTTGGTCGATTACAGTCCTTATCTGAACAGCATTTCGTTCCCACGAAGCGTTGCCACAGCCGACACAACGACTTTCGCTGTATCGGGTTCAGCAAAAACTTACATCGTAGGTCTTTCAGATGCGACCATCAGCCTGTCAGGGCTGTTCGACGCGGCGGCTGACGCTACTTTGGCGGGTGTCCTTGGGTTCGCAACAGCACTCAACTTCGAATACGGACCAGCAGGTTCCACTACAGGGTTGGTCAAGTACACGGGGACATGTCTCATGACCTCATACCAGACTCAAGCCGCAGTAGGCGACGCAGTTCAAGCATCAGCAGACCTCCAAGTAACAGGGGCTATCACCCGTACAACTTGGTCGTGATGAGCCAACAGGCGCATCAGTAAACCACAAACCATAGGAGTAAACCGTGTCCCTTCGTGACCGCATATTTGCAGTAGATGACCTTCAACGCGAAATCCACAAGATTGAGCAATGGGGTTTAGATGTCGAAATCCGTGGAATGAGTGGTGCCGCTCGCGCCGCAATCATCCAAAACGCCGCATCCAACAATGGGACGCTCGACTTCGGGAAAATGATGCCCGAACTGGTCGTCTCATGCACCTTTGACCCCGTAACAGGCGAACAGGTGTTCGAGGAAAGCGACCTTGAAGCAATCATGACCAAATCGGGTGCCGCTCTAGACAAGATCACTACGGTCGCCATGCGACTGTCTGGCTTTGGCGACAAGGCTGTTGACGAAGCGGGAAAAGATTCCTCGTCAACACAGAACGGCGGTTCCTCTTCGATGTAGCGGAGAAGTTGGGGCGGACGGTAGCCGAACTTTTGTACGGTTCCCCCGCCCATCTCCCAATTACCTCTGCGGAAATAGTTGAGTGGGCGGCTCTATACAAATTGAGGGCTTACGAGGCGGAACAGGCACAAAGACCGTAGGAGGTGATTCATGGCAGAAGAAATGCAAGTTGGCATACAGTTCACTGCCAATACAGGGCAGGCTGTCAGTGGCATAAATCAGGTCGGCTCCGCCGCTTCGCAACTCCAGAATCAACTTTCCGCCACACATAAAAGTCTGACCGCTATCGGCGGTGTTGTCGGCGGCATGTCGGTGGCGATGATCGCGTTCGGCAAAAAGGCGTTCAATACCGCCGCCCGCGTATCTGAGTTGAAGGTTGCCATTGATGCGATAGGTGTGTCTACGGGCTTGGGCGCCAAAGCAATCCATGATGCCGCCCTAGAAATTAAAGGACAAGGCATTGAGATGGCGGTGGCACAAACAATGGCTATCGACTTCGCCAAAGCCAACATTGATGTCGCGCAAGCATCAAACATTGCTCGCGTCGCACAGGACTTGGCTGTTATCGCCCAAAAAGACTCTACGGACACAGCACAACTTTTGACCCGTGCGATCACTACAGGCAACTCGATGCTTCTCAAATCAGCGGGCATTACCGCCCAAGCATCAGAAGGTTACGCCGCCTACGCCGTCCAGTTACGCAAAAACGCCAACGACCTAACCGCCACCGAACGCCAGCAGGCAATGGTGAACCTCATCATGAAAGAAGGCACCCAAGTCGCAGGCGTTTACGAGGCGGCGATGCGCGAACCAGGAAAAGTTTTGCGGTCTATGCCCCGTCTGCTCAACGAGATTCAGGTTTCGTTCGGCGATGCGATTAAGGAAGGGTTCGGACCTGCTATCAAGGCGTCTTATGACCTGTTGAAAGCGTTCGCTGGAGCCACGGACGAGGGTGGCGCGTTCCGCCCGATCATCGACCAGTTAGGTATCGCGTTCAAAATGTTTCTTGCCCCTCTTACGGCTGGCATCAAAACTTTCTCGGCTTTTATCACGAACCTTGACTTAGGCAAAAAGGGGTTTGATGGGTTGGCTGTGACCATCTCTAAATATACGCCAATGATTTTGAGCCTCGCTACAGGGTTGTCCACTTTGGCAGGTAAAAACTTGTTGACGGCTATCGCCCCCGCGGGGCTACAAAAGTATTTGAGCATCTTGTCTCCGACGCTGATCGGTCTTGGGGTGTTGGTGTTGACGAACGAAAAGTTGCGGAGCAGTTTCGTCAAAATCTTGGTGGCGGCAAAACCCTTGTTTGATGCGTTCATGAAGTTGGGTGCGGCGACGGCGATAGTCGCGCAGACAGTATTGGATATGGCGGCGTCGATTGCGGACGGTTTGGCTGGGGCGTTGGCTCCATCGATCACCATGTTGGCGAATATGGTCAACGGTTTGGCGTCGTTGGCGGAGAAGTTGGCGAGCAACAAGACGGTGGTGATGGCGTTTGTGAGTGCGATTGCGGCGTTCGTAATTATCCAAAAAGCAAAGTCTGAGTTTGGGCTGTTCGGGCAAGTGATTTCTGGGGTCGGCGGTCAGATGAGTACCGTCGGACAAATCTTTGCTTTAGAGTTCAAAAAGATTACGGCGTCTAGCGGGTCGGCGTTGACAGGTTTGGCGGGTGCCGCTAAGTACACCTTTGGGGGCATGGCGGCGACCTTTAAGGCGTCCATGATGTCGATGGCGGCGTCTCTCGGACCGATGCTTCTAATTACAGCCGCAGTGTTCGTTGCTGTCAAAGTGTTTACGATGTGGTCTGACGGGCAGAAGGTTGTCAAGGAACGCACCAAAGAGGTGTCGGATGCGATTGCCGAACAGGTCAGGGAATTAGGCAAGAACAATGAGGCGTTGGGCTTGTACCTGCAAAATGTGGATGGTCTTAACGCCGCGCTGACGGGGACGGGCGAGCAGGGCGACAAGTTGACGCTCGCACTTCACGAGGCAGGCTTGGAAACATCGGATGGCGTCGCGACTCTTATGGCTTTCGAGAAGAGTGCGCTCGATGCGTCTAAGGCTATAGCAACCCAAAACGGGTTCCTAACGGAGCAGGCGACGGTGATTGCAAAATATGTTGCCAAGTGGGATCGCTTGACGGAAGCCGAAATGAGAAAAGACGCGGCAGACCGAGACATGACCGCCAGCATGGTTGAGATGGTCATAGTGCTAGAAGCCCTCAACGACGCACAAGAGGACAGCAACCTCACGGAGATGATTCAGAATGAGTTGAAAGCCACCGAAGCAATCAGTAAGGCAAACTTCGAAATCATCAAGAACACGGAGGCAGAAGTCAGAGCAGATTACGCCAGTAGGGGTTTAAGCGAGTCAACTCAAATGTATTTGGATATAAAGATAAAGTCAGGCAAGGCTATCGCGGCTGTGACGAAG